AATTTATAGTGGTTATTATGCAAATCAGGATATTCAGAGAATACTTGTTGCAAAGCTTTTTGGTGAAGATAAAAATGCAATTAGAACACTTGAAGGCTGGGGCACTGTTTTCGGACATGACGATAAAGCTTTTCTTTATAACCAAAAGGGGGGCAGTAGTAATACAGAAGAATTATCAATGAAATATTCTCCAGTGAGTGATTATATTGCAATTTCTGGCTGGAGTCATTATTTATTTTTTCCTACAACAGAAGACCATAGGGCAATCGGAAGTTATACAGTGCAAGAATCACTAACGTTAAAAAAATTTGTTATAGATGGCAAAATAGACAACGGTGGGGATAGAGTAAGTACAAGATTATTTTGGAGAAAAAATGGCGGGGACTGGATAGAGTATGATTTAACAGCAGGCGAGCTTATAGATGCCTCTTTTGCTAAAAATGATTTATTGGAATTTAAAATTGAATATGGCAATCCTTATGCGGTTAGAAAAGATGAAGGCATAAGCATAAAAAATATAGAGGCGATAGTGGATTGGCAAATATCAGTTCCTGACACTCCTATCATTATTACGCAAAGTCAAGATTTATTTTTCTATAAAAAACCAAATTTTGATATATATGGCACTTGTGGAAGCACACAACAGATTATAAGGCTCTACAACAACAGCGTAGAAAAAGAAGCTATCTATAAATCAGCAGGACAAACAACTTTTCTATTCAAAAAAGTGGATATTCAGAACGGGCAAAACTTGATAAAAGTACAGGCCGAAAACCTTGACGGCGTAAAAAGCGATTTTTCAAATGAGATAACAATAACTGGATACGACAAAGCTTTTACACCTATCATAAATGCGAATATCTTAACAAAGCTACAACAGGACATTCTTGATATACTTAAAAATGACAGTACTTTAACAACTTATGTAAATAAAAACAATATCGTTTATGAAGGGCACGAAGTTTATACACCTGCAATTGTTTTGAGGGATATAAATACTTCAGTCAGAGCGCAATTCATAGGCGGGCAGGAGATAGACATAACATTTACACTTGAGGCTTTTGTAAAAGACATTTACGACTTTGAACAAGGCGTTTTTGATGATATCAATCTACTTGATAACAAGCACGGCGCAATTGTCTTGCTTGCCTATGCGAGAGATGCTATTATAAACGATTGGAGAAGTCAAGGGAACTTGTTTTATTTGGCAGAGCTAATTTCTGGCAGCATAACAGAGGGCGCAAATAATGAAGATAGCGAATTTGTAAGCTACTTCATTGATTTTAAGGCAATATTCATTAATAAACAATAAAGGAGTGTTAAAAATGGCTGTATTCTCAAATGTTTTAAGAAAAGCATTAATTAAAAATCAGGGTAGCGGTGCGAATTGGGCGAAAGGTGGAAACTATACAAAAATATTAGAACTAACAAGCCTGTCTTTTGAAGACGGCTCTATAAATGCAGACAATAGGGAAGCCTTTACGGGTGTTGAAAGCCCGACAAGGATTTTTAATGATATTTTCCAGACTTGCGCTTGCTCTTTAGAGAAAAGATTTTGCCCGGACACAGACGGGATATTACTGGCTTCAACAATTGGAGCACCAGTAACAACAGAGGTTGAAGCAGGCACGGTTTACCAGCATGTTTTCACTCTGAAGGCTGCTATTGATCAGTTATCAAATAGTTTTGCACTCAAGGAAGACAGAGGTGCTTTTATTTTTGAGCTGCTTGGATTAAAGGGTAATTCCTGGACACTTTCAGGAGCAGGAGAAGACAATCCAGTAACCTTGAAAATTGACGCTATCGGGAAATCAACAGAGTATAAAGGTATCCCCTGGAACAGCGGTTATCAGGATTGGGGCTTTTCTGCTTGCACAGAGGAAACAAGCTCAACAGGGCTTGCGAACGATGTTACTACTTACTCTTTTGATGTGGCCGTTGACGGCGGTGCTGCTCAGACAATAACTATAACTGGCTCAAATGCACAGACTATTTCTGCTTTGATTTCAGAAATAAATGCACAGCTTACAGGGGCAACGGCTGTTTTCTATCCTCAAGACAATGGCTATATCCGAATAAAAAGCAATTCTGAGGGTAGCTCAAGCACAATCGCAATAACTGATACAAATCTATTCTCAAGCCTGACAAATGCAAACGCAAACGCAGAAACAGCAGTTGCAGGCCAGACACTTGTAAAGCCTTCCATAAAAGACTTTTATTGGAGCTCTTGTGCTTTCACTTACAACGGCAGCGTTTTATCCTTTGTTAGAAATATAGAGCTTTCAGGAGACAATGGCTTAACTCAGGAAAGAAGCGGAAGCAAATATATTTATGAGCCACAGAGAACATCGGCTTTACCAAAAATTAAGTTTGACATCTATCCAGAAGACACAAGCTGGTTTAACATTAAGCGAGGTGCCACCTTACAGGCCTTCATCTGGAAAATGGAAACTTGCGAGATTATAGGCTCAAACACACATCCTTCATTAACAATCAATATCCCGAAACTCTATGTAACAAAGGTAACTCCAAACGATGCCAAAGACGGGATTTTAACCTTTACCATAGAGGCCGAGCCTATTGCAGACAGCAATGATAATTACCTTACAATGACACTTGTAAACAAAGACGCAAACTTTACAGCTTAATTAAAATGAAAGGGGAGTTTTGAATGAATAGGTTAATACCAGCTAAAAGATTTGATAATAAATTTATAATTGATGAACACACAATAGAAATATCAATTTTTGTAAACAAAATAGGAGTAGGTGAATTTACAGAACTAAGATTAAAATATGCTGACATATTAAAGAATGCAAAAAGCGGCGACTTATCTAAAATTATAAATGCAGCAGAAAATAATGATATTGATAAACTTGCCGAAATATTAAGCCAGAAATCTGACTGGATAATCAGTTTAAAAGCCTTTTCTGAAAGCTTAATCTTGTATTGCCTGGACAGCATAATCGTTAATAACAAGAAGTTTAATAGCAAGGAAGATATAAAAAATATAATTAATCAGCTACCTCAAGAGGGCTGGCAATGGGTAGCGAAGATTGTACAAGAGCACAATAAAAATATATTCATTGAGCAGAAAGCAATAAAAAAAAAGAACAGTTAGACTTAATAAGTCTGGCAAAGGGGTTTGATGTGAAGATTAAACCTGAACTTGCTGCAAGGATAGAAAGGGCATTACTGGTTAAGAAATACGGCTTGCAGGTATTACAATATCCTTATGAAGTCGTTGCAGATATAGAAGGGATATTGAATATTTTTGAGAGGTATAGTCGAAATGGCTGAAAAAGAAGTAAAAGTAAAGCTTACTCTTGATGATAAGGATTTCAAAAAAAAGATAAAAGAAGATGAAAAGCAAACTGACAGCTTTATCGCGAAAATAAAGAAGCATGAGGAAAGCTTCAGAAAAATCGGGTTTGCTCTAACAGGTGTGGTCACAGCAGGAATTTTGACAATGAAAAGCTGGTTAAAAGAGTTTGAGGTACAAGAGAGGGCAAATAAAAGACTTGAAACTATAATGACAACAGTTGTTCATGCTACCAGAGAGCAAATCGAAAGCATAAAAGAACTTGCAAATGAATATCAAAAAATATCCGTTATAGCTGACGATGTGGCTACTGCTGGAGCTTCTCAGTTAGCAAGCTATGCTTTAACAACAGAGCAAATAAAAAAACTTATGCCTGCCTTAACTGACCTTGCAGTTGCGACATACGGCGTAAATGTATCACAAGAGCAAGCAATTCAGACTGCAAACATGCTTGGCAAGGCTCTTGCTGGTTATCCTTCTTTATTAAAGCGGGTAGGCATAGTTTTCAATGATGCACAAGCCGAAATTCTAAGAACTGGGACACAAATGGAAAGAGTTAATGTCCTTGCAGAAATCATAAAACAAAACTATGGAGGTCTGGCAACAGAAATGCTGAAAACAACAGAGGGGACGCTTGTGCAAATCGGTAATTTATGGGGCGAATTAAAAGAAGAACTTGGGGAATTTGTCGCAATAGGCTTAAAGCCGATTTTAACAGTATTTTCAAAAACAATTAAAATCTTTATGGATTTACCGAAACCGATTAAAATTACAGTAGCAGCTTTCACAATGCTTGGAACTACTCTGGCTACAATCGGAGTGCCTATTGCGCTAATTTTAGGAAATCTAACAAAAATTAAAGCTGCACTATTACTTACCTTTTCAGTTATAAAAGACTTCGCTGCCTGGATAGGTGGTGTTTACACTGCATTTTTGGCTTCTCCTGCTGCAATAGCGGGTGTTGTCATGTCTATTCTTGCATTAATGGGGTTATTCCCGAAACAGACAAAAAAAATCTTTACAACTGTAAAAAATTTCATTGTTGATACTTTCAAATGGATAGTTAAAACGATTTTGAATTTTATAAGAAACCTTCCAAAATATGTTGTTTCAATTATAAGAAATGTTGGTAAAATGATTGGAGATGTAGCAAATTTTATTGTCGATACATTTTTTGATATATTAGATATGGTAATACCTTTTGTTGATGAGTTTGTTACTAAATGGCTGCCTCTTATTATAGAAAAAGGATCGCCTGTCTTTATGAAGATACTTTGGGAATTTGCTAAAGCTGTACTTTTCACGCTTGGTAGAGTTATAGAGAATATTGTCATCAGGATTATAAATTCTTTGATTAAGATGATAAACTGGGTTATTGATAAAATAAATTACCTTATGAAGATATCTTCGGCTGGCTTTCTAAAAGGTTTCGAGAAGATAAAAGAGCTTGAAATAAAGGAAGCCTTGAAGCCAAAAATAACAGTATCAGTCGGGGCAAAGGTAGCAGATATTGAGAATGTTGGAGCAGTAATAGGAAATGTAGGAGAGGAACTTGAAAATGTAGGAGCAAATATAGGAAATGTAGGAACAGAACTCGAAAATGTAGGAGCTGCTTTAAAGAAAAGTGGATTATCAAGATTAGGAAAAAAAGTTGGAGAAGAGCCTCAATTTGTAACAGAGATGACAACAGAGAACCTTGAAAAAGAGCTAAAAAGTATAAATAAAAAACTTGAAACAGGCGAGCCAAATGCAGCATTAGAAGAAAGATTAAATGATATTAAAGAAGAATTAAAAATGAGAAAATACGGTGCTCCTTTAGCTTCTGAAGAAGAAGTTTTTACAGTATTGCAACAAGCATTTCCAGGCAGACCTGTTGAAGAATTGAAATTAGAAGCAAGGCGTGTTGTTAGGGAAAGAGATGTTGAGCTTGTTAAATCAGGGTTAAGAGACATCGGGCAAGCTATAAATATAAACATTAACAATCTGTTTTCTCTTGGAAGCTCAAAAGAGGCAGCAGAAAATATTTTGAATCTATTAAAAAAATATAGCTTGGAGGCTTTCTAAATGGCTGTAATAGATGGTAATTCTTATGACATTTACGATTTTATTGTAGATGGTAATCCCGACAATGATGTAAGGCTAAATCGGGAAACTCACGAAACACTTGCAAATACTTCCAGGACAGTTGTGAGTCAGAGGAAAAAACGGTTTGAGTTTGCAGTCAGGAACTTGACACAAGCCGAAAGAGATACACTTGTAGCTTCTTTAAATAAGTCAAACTTTGTAATAGATTTTAGTCCGTTTGATAGTACTTACACAGTCAAAACAATTTCAGTTTCAGCTTGGAGATACTTCAGCGGTGCACCGAACAGATTTAACAATGATAAAATAATTGTCGAGGTGCTGTAAATGTCAGTAGTTTTTTACAAAGCAAGGGTTTTGATAGAAGATGCTACTGGCAATTTTGTTGAACTCCCGGAAGTTAAAAGCATAAATCATTTTGGTATTTCTCAATTCAATTTTTCAAAAGACAGCTTAAATTTCAATGAAGTGCCTTACTGTACAATCAAGAGCGACGGCAATGTCAATATCGTAAATGGCAGGTTTATCAAAATTCAATACGGCACGGCGACAGAGCTTGTTAATAGTGAAATCCAGGTAACCTTTAATACGATATTTGTCGGCAGGATACAGGGACTTGACGAAACAAAGGACTATACAAAAGGTGAGGTTCAGTTTAGAGCAAGGAATAATCTTAGTTTCCTTACACAACGGTATTTTGGAGACGGCAATCATTTTTATAAAGAGGTTGAAATCGACTACAACACAAGCCTTGACGAGTACGAGCTACCAGAGGAAATAACCGATGTTTTTGCTGTCAAAGTAAACGACCGGAAAATATCTGAAAACCTCTGGATTTATAACTTTCTGACTAAAAAGGTTGTCTTTTTCAAAAGGTACAGTGCAACGGATAAGATTGTACTTGTCGGGCATTACAAGGAAAGCCTGAAAACTATTGTGGAAAATATAATTACCAGAGAGCCAGGGGTTACTATTGGTGGAACTGTAACAGATAGCTTAACAAAGCTTGACAGCGTATATTTCGGGAAAAGAACGAGCTTTTACAAAGGGCTTGTTTATCTTGCAAATATTTATAATTACAGGGTTTTCGCAGACAAGGACGGCAATATAAGGTTTCAGCCGATTAAGATTGACACGGATCTTGAAAGTCAATCCATAGATGAAACTTTGCAAACAAGCATTGACATTGACAGGCGTTATCTTTCTGTAAACAATGTTTTTGTAAACGGCGACACTCTAACTATAAAAAAGCACAACAGGCAGGATAATATTTTTGATGATTTTGAAGATAATGCGAATGTAAATAACTGGGGTGGACGCTGGGAAATAGTAAATACAAACAAAGATAATACGGTAGAGCCTGCTCCGGTATGGCATCCGAGCTTTGAAAAAGCAAATTACGGCGCAAAGGTAAATATAAACTTTGTCGGTGCTGGTGAATGTGGCTTAAAAAGCACTTTCACAGCTTCAGGCGATGCAACGGATTTGTCAGATTATACAGGCATAAAGCTTTTATATAGGAGTACTGCTCCATTAATTGTTAAGCTTAACGATGCTTATTTCTATTTGCCTGCTACAAACTACCAGACCACGAAGCAGATAGCCTTTTCAAGCTTTCGTGGAACACTTGATTTACGGACAGTTTCCAGTATGACATTCGTTCTTAAAAACGAAAGTGGAGCACATGAATTTTTTATTGACTATATTGCCTTTTATCCAGAAAAGAACACCTTAGAGGAATTTACAGACTTCAATCTAAAATTTGAATACGATGCTGGTTATTCAGGCGAGGCTATAACAGTTGATTTGCCGTTTATTAGCAATTATCAGATTTTGCAGGATGTCGGGACTTCTTTTCTAAATCATTATAAAAACGGCGTGAACTTCTATCGTTTAAAAGTCAATACTCCTGATACAATAGCCGAAATCGGCGACTTAATAAAGGTTACAAATACAGACTTGGGACTTGTTGACCAAAAGCTTGAAGTCAGGGCGCTTGACTTCTATCTTGGGGTTGAAGGTATAACAGTTGAGTATCTACTTGAAGAGCCTTATACATTCTCAGAACTAACAAATATAAGACAAAACGACATTTTAAGTAATTCCCAAAAGCTTATATTAGAAAGTGTTACTGGTTCAGGTGTAACTTCTCAGGCTGTCTTTAATAGGTATTTGAAAGAGCTTATTGCCGAAAGCCGTTATAATTATGCAGTTACGCCTCCATGTCTGAGGATTATAGATGTTTCAGGTTCGGGGACTACAATCATAATTGATTTCGGAGCAAAGATAATTGAGATAGACAAAGACTTTTTCAAGACATATCTAATAGATGGATTTATAAAAAGCCTTGCTGGTAGCGGGAGCACGGCAACAATAGAATTTAAGAGGTTACTTGAAGCTTTAAGTATAGATGAGGAAGATTTCAGGATTTTCATATATAAAACTTTTTTAATTAACACAATTACTAAAATTTCTAATAATCAAATTAAGGTAACCTTTACAAATAAAATTCAAAATTTCGATAAGGATTTCTTTAAAATTTATAAAATTATTTAAAAAGTAGGTGATTTCATGGCTGGAAAAGCAACAAGGGCGTGGATAGTAGAACATGCCATTGACGGGGAATATTATCTTGATATTGAGTTTGACAGTATAATGGATAACTCTTTTGTAGATGTAACAAAGATTTTTCTAAGTGCCGACAACGGGGCTACTCAATATCAGCCGACATCGGCAACGATAAAGACAACAACAAATTCAAAGTATTTGAGACTTTCAATAGATAGTGCTTTGGCAAGTACTATTGCAGGCTTAACAAATGCTCAAAAACAGGTTTTAAAAATTGCCTTGACAGCAGGGGCTTTTTACGACAAGGACGGGCTTGATAGTGATGCTATGCTTTACACAGACAATATCAGAGTGCATGTAATAAATACAACATTTTTTAATATGCAAAATTATGAGACAAAAAGCAGTATCGGTGATGTAACTTTTTATTTACCAGCAGATATTATAATGGATTTCTCAAATTGTCGTATAAATGGTGGATATGAAATAAATGGATATAATGATACAACAATAATTCAGAATGCAGTTTTGAAAAATTCTTTTGAAGCAGACGAAAATTCCGAAACTCTTGTAAGTGATGATTTTGAGGGGACTTTTGGAACTGTTCAAACTGGGGTAAACGATAATTGGACTTTTACAGGAACAGGAACTCCAAGTGAGGAGAACACAGATGTATATTCTGGAACAAAAGCGCAAAAAATAACGAATGCAGGAATAGGTGATATACTTGAATATAACAATAATGTTTCTATAAACAATGGCGAGTCTATAAATATAGGTGCTTTTCTTAAATTTGACAAAACAAATCTTGTTACAAATGGGGATTTCGAAAATTGGACTGCTGGCGTTCCTGATAATTGGAGTGTCGTATCTGGAACTCCTGTTCAGGATAATGATAGTTATTCAGGTAGTTATTCTTTAGCAAATCAATCATCTACTTTATTAACTTTATCACAAAGCGTAAGTTTAAAAGAGAATGCAAAATATAAAATAAGCTTTTATGCAAAAGACAGCGGCAATCTTTCAAATTCTACTTATTATATCAGTTTACAATATAAAGATTCTGTAAGTGATGCAATAAAGGAAATAATAAAAGTAGATTCAGTACAAACTACTGGGGATTTTGTTTTATTTGAGATAGAAATCGAACCGATATTCAATGCAGACACTTTATTAATTAATATAAATTCTTCTTCAGCAAGCTCTTATCTTTCAATCGATAAACTTGAAATTTATGAAATTCCAGTTATAGTAATTAATTTCGGTGGTACTGAATATAATTTGAATATTAGCATAGACAATATTGGATTTACCAAATATAATATAAAAAGCACAATTTCAGCAGATATAACAGCAAAACCGAAATTCATTTTTAAGTATGGTTTTGTAAATAGTATTATAATTGATGATTTCTTTTTCAGGCGTGAAGCACAAAAACAAAATCAGGAACTTATTTTAAAAAATTCTGCTCTTGAAGAAGTAGATATTCATTTTGGCATTAATAAACAAAATGTTATTTTTGAGTTTCAAAATTGTGCAATAGATAAAATAAATATAAAGGAAAATGCAGGCGGGACAAAATATGTAGCTTTGAACAAAGTTAGAGGTATCAGAAATGTAAATGATTTCTTTATAGATGCAGCTGGTATTTCGGATATAGAAGCAAGGGTTATATCAAGTTATGTAAACTGCAAAAACTTTGTTCAGGAGGTAAATTGCATTGTAGTATATTCAAATATCATAGCGACAACAAACATCGGCGCAAATACAAGCGACATACTGGCTTATAATTCCTATTTTGCAGATGTTACAAATGTCGTAGCCGATAATGATAACAATTCGGGGCTTATGGGGCTTACTCTTGATGAAAGCCAGACTGGTACAGATTATATCTCCGGGAATCAGCTTAAAATAGGTAGAAACTACAATCCTGATAATAGAGAGGCAGAAATAATAAGCGGTGGAGTTAAAGGTGATTATCAGGCAGTAGGAGCTTTCAGAGCGACACCTATTCAGAATATAGAAATTACAAATGCAGTACTTGAAGCAGACCAGAAGACAGTTACATTGACACTTGCCGAAAGCCTTGCTGCTGGTGAAATTTATGCCCTTGTCGTAAATAATGTAGAAGATACAGCAGGGAATATAATTGATAAGGGTACGACAAAAACTTTTATAGCAAACTAATAAACGATATTTTTTATAAAGGATAAAAAATGAGTGGAGAGGTAGTTAAAAGAATGGAAGAGAAGCTGGACAAGATTATTCTTGACATCGCAGATATAAAATTAAAAATGGCTTTAATTCAGCAAAAGCTGGAAAAGCAGGAAGAAGAGTTTGTTAAAAAAATTGATTGTCAGAAGAAAACTTCTACATTGAAATTTTATATTTTCTGTGTGTTCCTGATAAGTATAGGTGCATTATCGGCTAAATTTTTAGAAATATTAAAACATGTTATTTTAAGATTCTTATAAGGCGGTGGAATATGCTTATTAAAAAAGATATTATTTTTGCAAGAATTGAAAATTTCAGAGTACATGAGCTTGAGTGTAAGTGCCGTTGTGGGCTTTGTGAGATTTCGGATAAGTTTTTAATTGCCTTGCAGGCTTCAAGGTATGCGCTCAACAATATTTTCGGTAAAAACATAAGGCTTATAGTAAACTCTTGTTGTCGATGTAAAAAGCGCAACAAAGAAGTCGGCGGGGTAAATCATAGCAGGCATTTATCCTTTCCTACCGTTCCACGACCAACAGACGCAGGAGACATCTGGAGCCCGGATATTCCAATAGACCAGTTATATAGTGAATTATCAAAAATGTTTTTCTGGACACGGGTAATCTATTATAAAAAAAGCAATTTCTGCCATTGCGACACGAGGCCTGGAAAAAGAAAATGCTGGGCTTGGGATAAATAGAAAGGGGTTGATATTGTGAAGATTAAAATCTTTTGTATTTTTGCAATAGGTGCTTTTTTTCTGTTCGGGTGCAGGGCTGGACTAAACGAGGTAAAGTTTCTAAACACAATGAAAAGCCTTGAAGATGTATATAAGGCACAAAGGGAAATCTACAAGGCACAAAGGGAAATTGTTTTAAAGCTCAAACTTAAAAAGGCTATACGGGATAAACTTACCAAAGCCGACAAGAAAATACAGGAAGCAGACAGGCTTATTCAATCTCTTTGGAATGATGTTGTGATACAAAAGACCTTGAATGCCTACGAAATCCAGGCAAAGCTAAAAACTACAACGATAATATTAAAAAGTGTAGCAGAACTATTAAGGGGGTTCTAAGATGTCACATAAGAAACCTGAGTTAGAAGCTCCAGAAAGCTATTGGCAGGCCACTCCTCAGGAAAGAGCGAAAATCTGCAATGGTGTCGGTGCTGCCTTTCTCCCGAAATGGCTTATTGACGCTCTGAATTCTCCTGCCTTTTGTTGGGGTATATCGCTTAGACCTGCTGCCGATATTCACGACTGGGAATATTATCACGGAAAAATACAGGAAGACAAAATACAGGCAGATAAACGGTTTGGCCGGAATATGCTGAAGCTAATAAGATTTTATTCTTGCCTGTGGCCGATGAATCCATTATATTATTTACGAAGGTGGAGAACCTGGCAATGTTATCTTGCCGTAAGATGGGGCGGTGATAAGGCATTCTGGGCGAATAAATAGACTTCTATTCTACAATCTCCCCTTTCCTTAGATTGTAGAATCTGCATAAACCACTTCTATTTTACTGGCTTCTTAAGCCAGTATTTTTTTTATGCTGTTTAAAATCGAAGCTCATATTTCCCTATAAAAGCATTTTTTTTGTTCGATATATATCAATATATAGGTCGAAGTCAGAACTCAAAAATCTACCCTATTTCTGTGCGAAATTTCGATATATATATTTCCTCAATATGGCATTTTTTTTAAGAAGTCTATATTAAACTATCTAAATGTCATAAAAAACATCATAACAAGCGAATATTTGAGCCATGAAAATTCAATAAAATCAAGGCTTTTTAGAGATTTACTATCTAAAATCCTGGCATGAATATTGCAAGAGGATATTTTTTGTAAAAAAAAATAAGAGAATACTTGACATATATTATAAGATATTATATATTATATAGAATAAAATTACTTTTTGAAAATTTTATAGCAGATGTCGGGAAAGCCTGAAAATACAGGTTTTTTGAATAGATAAAAAAAATTTAAAAAAATTTCAAAAAAGTATTGACATCTGTTATAAAATCTGTTATAATATATATAGAAAATGCTGAGGAAAGGAAGAAAAACATGGAAAAAAAGACATTCATTAGAAAACATTACGATTTCAATATTTCTCTTGCGGAAATGCAGGAGAAAGCAAAAGAAGAGGGAGGCCTCTGCTGTTATAGAATAGAAGAAGAAAAAAAATTATTCGAGGAATTTCTTCCTCAAGTTCTCGACGACGGAGAAGAAGTCGAGATCTTGGAGTTCGAGGGAGAAATCTGGGGTTTATGCCCCGAAAGTGTAAAAGTATATCCTACAGCGATTTTAAGACGCTATAGATATACTTTTCATAAATAGAATAAACTCTCCCCCGCCTGTTGCTCATGCGGGCGGGTGCGAGACAAGGAGGTGATAACATGAGCGAAATTATAAGACAGGAAAAAGAAGAAATATTCAAGATTGGAGACCTCTATTTTTGTTTAGATATAGAGTTAGGGATTTGTCGGTGTTCCCAGCCTGAGCATCGGCCGGTAGCAGAAGACATTATCCCGAAGTTAGAGAAACTTCGAGAATTTTTACAAGAGAAAAACTTCCCCGCTACATCAGGCGGAGAATATTGGACAAGAGAAGGGATGAGTGGATGTATTTACATCCTAAAATCCCGCTACTCTTTTCGAGTAGTAGAATTCAATATTGCAAAAGAAGAGCATATCATTAGATATGCTTATCTTAGCATGTTCGGGAAATTACGTTACTTTGTTTTACATAGCATAGCAGACCTCGATTTTCTTATAGATGTCTGCAGAAACAGGGGACTTCCTGTTGCTGGCAGGGAGTATATAGTAGAGGCGGTTACGCCTCTACCTTATATTAAAAAATTTGAGATTGAGAATTTCGTAGTCAAGGTTTATAAGGATTTCATCCTCGTTAGAAATCCTCAAGAGCGAGTTCAGAGGTTTTATTTTTCTTAAATAAAATAAAAAAATTTATTAGAGCAGATAAAATCTGCTTTAATGCAATAGAAATTTTCAAAGAAGAGGGAGTGATAATAGAAAAGGATGGAAAAGATTATCTCCTGTATAAAAGGGGTGGTCCCCATGACTAAAAAAGAATTCGAAATTTTGAGGAGACATGTATTAGGTCTTCTCAAACTCCTGGAGCAATTAAAACAGAAGCTCCAGAAGTGAAAAAATAAGACAGCCCGTAAAACAAAGCCGCCTGTCTTTCCCGTAAGGGAGAGGCAGGTTTATTTTTCTGGAAAGAAGGAAGCGAATAAAATGAAATATGAAATAATAGACAAGAAAATCGAGACTATACGAAGAGAGTTTTTCTCTCTTCTAAAGAGGTGTATGAGTGAGAAAAAAAGCTATAAGGATACAGATATTCAGAATGCTTTTTGGGAACATAGGGAGGAGTTTCGAGAGATGGCAAGACGAATAATCAGGTTTAAGGGAATGCCTGAGGATTTTGTCTTAATTCCCGACATCGAAGATCATTATTATGATGGTGGGAGTATGGTTTTTATTCCACCTGATACCCTGAAAGTTACATATAGAGCAAATTACGAGGATGGATGGGAGGTGAGCGTTGAATTATATTTTGGAAAGAAGGAGGTGAAAAGATGAGAAATAAAAGTGAGTATATAATGGTCTATATGACCAGGCAGGAAAAGGAAGTTCTAAAGAAGTTAGCAAGAAAGGAAAGCGTGAATTTGTCGGAGTGGGTGCGGCGACAGATTCTAAAAGAAGGAATAAGGAATGGATTTGTCAGAGTATAAAAAATAAAGGAAAGAGGAGATTGTGATGTTTGAGAAGAAAGTTATAGAAAAAATAATTAGGAAGGCAAAAACAAGGCAGAGAGTTACAGAAAAAACAAAAGAGGAAATTCAGGAGATTTTAGACTGGATTTCTTCTTTGTTTGAAGATGACAAGATAACAGGTTATTCTTCTGATACGATGTTCTTAGTAAAGTATTCCTATTGGAATGGCAGAAATTGGATATATATAAAGACAGATTGTGTTTTTGGGCTTATTAATGGTAAGGCTGATATTCTAAAGGAACATTATAAAGATAGAATAGAGGTTGAAGTAAAAGAGTTAGATTATTTAGAACTTTCGGCTTGTTTGGAAAGTCTTGCTGAATTTCTTATAAAGCTTTCGAAGCTGAAGACTTTTAAGGAAGAAAGTAAGAAACTTACAGAAGTATTAAAAGTTATAAAGGAGGCTGATAAAGATGAATAATAAAGAAATCGTAATTAAAAAAGATATGTATAGCGTAGCAGTATGGGAAAATGTGGAAGAAATAAGAAAAGTATTTGCTCCAACTCTGACAGAAACAGAGTTTATCTTCTTTGTCGAGCTGGGAAAATATCTGCAAGCCAACCCGTTTATGCGGGAAATCTGGGCAGTAAAGTATCAAAAAGATAAACCCGCTTCTATTTTTCTTGGTAGAGATTTCTATCGGAGAAAAGCACAGGAGCAGGAAGATTATGAGGGGCATATTGTTGAAGCCCTGTATGAGAATGATCATATAGAATTTGAAAATGGCATTCTCAAAAAACATATTCCGAATCTTAAAAATCCTGGTAAACTTGTCGGGGCTTATTGCGTTGTATATAAGAAAGGAAAAATGCCTTTTTGCGTCCGAATAAGATTTTCGGAATATAATAAAGGGCAAAGCTCATGGCGACAAATGCCTGAAACTATGATTAAAAAAGTAGCAGAATGTCAGGGTTTAAGAGGAGCTTATCAAGGAATTTTTAAAGGCACTTATGGAGAAGGCGAAGAATGGTTCGATAAATCAAAACCTATTGATGTTATAGAGATTAAAGAAGCTCTGCAGACAAAGCCCGAAACAAAAAAACAAAGAATGAGGGAAAAAAGGCAAAAAATGGAATTGGAGCAAGGAAAAAAAGAATTACAACAAGAAAAATCAGAGCCTACACCAGTACCAGAGTCAGAGAAATCAGAAATCTACACCTTAGAAGACTTGAAAAATCTTGCAAGAGAAAAAGGATATAACACTCCTGCTAAGCTAAAATTAGTCGGAATGCAAAATGGAATAAATTTCGTCAGGCTGAAAGATTTGACACAAGAGCAAATTTCCAGTCTGATAAAAATTCTGGAAACTGTTGGGGATGTAGAACGGGATAAAAAACTTCGTCAGGCTGAAAGATTTGATCCGAGAAAATTTCCAGTCTAATAAAAATACAGGCAGGGGCGGACAGGCGCACCGTCCCTGTCAAATAGAAAAAGGAGGGGAAAAGCAATGGAAATAATAGAATTGAGTAATAAAATAAAAGCTTTACAGAAACAATTAAAAGCCTTACAAGAGCAATTACAGAAAATAATAAAAACCATGAAATTAAAGACCAAGCCTAATTTTATAGTTACCCTCAAAAATAATAAACCAGAAACATATAGCTCTAAAGATTATTCAGCAAAATTTTATAATTTTGAAAATATTATTTTTGCTGTACACAGGGATATCGAAACATCCGTTTGTTGGGTAGCGACAGAACAATCAACAGGCTACAGACTTTCAGCGACAAAGCATAAATCGGCGAAATCAGCTTTTCATAGTGCAATTAGGAGAATAAATGAAGTTGGAGTCGATAAAACCAAAAAGATAATTAAAAAAGTAAAAAATAAAAGGGGAGATGATAAGAATGAATAATAATAAAAAGAAGAGTGGAAAACCAAGTAACCTTAAAAAATGGTGGCTAATTAGTGATGAGGATGCCTTAGTAATCAAAGAAGGTCTGTTATTAATTTCAAAAATAAACCAAAAAGTCTTACATGCTCTTGAATCAGGACTTCATAAAACAAATGATATTCCAGATGATTGGAAGAAAGGAGCTGATAAGAATGAATAATAATAAAGTAACCTATTTATCACAGTCAAAACTTCAGGCATATATGAGGTGTCCGAAAAGTGTTTTTGCCCCGTTCGAGGAGAGCGAGGCAAGTATTTTCGGAAATAAGGTACACAAGGCACTTGCACATTATAGCAAGACTTTAGATTTACCTGCAGACATTGAACCAGATGTTTTAAATGAAATAGCAGGAATAATAACAGAACCAGATGTGGAGTTAAATCCTGATACTTTAATTTGTGTCGAAAGTGAAGACCAGGACACAGTTTTGCACGACAAACACATGTTTCAAATAGAGATAGAAAAAGGCGTCTGGGGCTTGCGTGGGATATTTGACAGAGTAGATCTTCTGGAAGACGGCACACTCAGGATTATTGACTGGAAGACAGGCGGATATCAGGATGATGATTTTCAGCTTAAATATTACGCTTTAGCTGCTTTGTTCCTATATAAAAATCCTAACATCGAGGCAGGGTTCTATTACACAAAACAAAACAAGTATTATGGAAAGAGGTATAAAAGAGAAGACCTGCTTGAGTTTGCAAAAGAGTTGTCGGAAGTTGCAAAAGCTTATCTGAATGACAAAGAATTCAAACCGAAGCTCAATAAGTTCTGTAATTGGTGCGGTCTTCGTAATGAGTGCGAAGAATACAAAAAAGCCCTCAATTTCGATGTCCAGACAATAAATTATAACCCGCCTGCAGAAGTGAAACAGCTCTTTGAAGAAATAGAGAAATTAAAACCGATTTCTATTGTTATAGATAATCGGCTAAAGGAGCTACAGGAAAAGCAAAAAGAAATTCTACGAGAAAATAATAATGAATTAGTTGTCAGTGATTGGAGATATATTCTTAAAGAGTATCCTGGAGCTTATGAGCATGAACTTTGTCCTGTATTAGATATTTTAAAAATGGCAAAATGTAGATATAGCATAACAGATATAGCAGATGTTAAAATTAAACCTGATAAGATTAAAAAACTACTACAAAAACAAGGCTATCCTAAAGAGGAGATCAAACATATTTTGTCTGAAATAGATATGTACAAAAAACCTGCTCGAATGAGCAGTAAAGTAATAAAAAAGAAAAATGTGATTGATGTCGTACCTGAAGAAATAGAAGGGAAAGCAGAGATAAAACAAATAGAAAATACCTCTACTGAACAAATAGAAATAGGGCAAACTAAAGAGAACTCTTCTGAACAGATATCAGAGACTACATCAGAGAAAGAAAATACTTCTATAGGAAAGAACGAGCAGAAGAATACAGGAGATGAAGAGGAAAATATTACGGAATATCCTCTATTTTTTATTAAAACAGATTCTGAAGCAATTCCCTATTTCCAAAGCAAATATGGAAAGGCGTATTTATATAGTTTTCAGGGAATTAATTTTTTCGTGCATAAAGATATTCAAAATCCCAAAATCTGGGTAGCCACAGAGATTAAGACAGGTAGATTTCTCGCAAAAGCTAATAAGAAAAAGGATTGTAAACAGCTTGCGGAAGATAAAATAACTGTTGTAAGGATACAAAAGACAAAGGAACTTAAGAATCAAAAAATCAGACTTGATGACATCTGTGATATGCTTAGAATCCCGAAAGAATGGAGTGCGAAAGATAGATTGAAGGAAGTAAGAAGAATATTAGGTTTTGACAATTGGATTGTACTTACAGAAGAAGAAAAACAGCAATATTATGAGACGGCTCTGGAGCTGTCTAAGAACTTGACAAACGGAGAAGAAGATGTATAATATATAAATGTGAGAGAGAGGTATAACTATGCTAATTATAAGAAATATGCCCGCTGGTGTCAAGGCTATCCTTTCTTTTAGCCTCTCTCTCACAACTCCAGCGGGCTTTCTTTTGAGGAGGGATTCATATGTTCCTGAAAACAAAAATCTTAAGAAGATTAATAGAGGTTGCTGATTTTCTATATTCAAGTAATTCTGCAGAAGATATTCCTTTAAGAATTACAATGAGTAGAGGTATGGCTGGTTGGGATTTAACAAAAGACGAATTTATTGAATTGATTTTTATATTTTTATGTTCTGAAGAATTAGAAGAAGAGTTATGGGATTTTGTTAATAGAAAGATAGGAGAGTGAAAATAATGGCAAGAACAACAAAGCCAGGAATAGATTATTTTCCTCTTGATGTTAATTTTGATAATGATTTAAAAATGTATTTGATTGAACATGAGGCAATAGGACTTGCTGTCTGGATTGTTCTACTTCAACATATTTACAGAAATAAAGGTTATTATATAGAATTCAATAATGATTTAACACTTTTAATCAAAAAAGAAATTAATGTTGACATTAATTCTATAAATGCTTGCATTAATACTTTAATTGTACGCAATATTTTTAATAAAGAATTGTTTGATAAATACGAAATTCTAACATCAAGAGGTATTCAAAAAAGATACTTTGAAGCAGCAAAACGAAAAAAGGCGGTAGAAGCGATAAATGAATATGTTTTAATAGATATATCCAATTACAATAATATAATAAATGTCAACATTAATTCAATAAATGTTAACAATAATTCGATAAATGTTCAAAATCCGTGCAAGAATGACACAAAAGAAAAAGAAAAAGAAAAAGTAAATGTAAATAAAAATAAAAATAATATATATGCGCAACGCTTTAATGAATTCTGGAAAGCTTATCCTAAAAAAAGAGCTAAAGGTAAAGCTGAAAAAGTCTGGAATAAAATCAAACCAGACAAAAACCTCTTTAATAAAATTATGTCTTCTTTAGAAATTGCTAAAAAAAGTGAAGACTGGACTAAAAACAATGGACAATTTATCCCTTATCCTGCTACATGGCTAAATGCTAAGGGCTGGGAAGATGAGTATGAAAAAGATAAAAAAAGTTTTTTTGATGAGTTATAGAAAGGAGTGTAAAAATGGAAAACTTTAAAATGAATGATGATCAACTGGAATTTGAAGTTCTATGTTTCCTATATGAAAATCCAGAAGGATTTATTAAATATAATCTTTTTCCTGACTTATTTTTTAATAATCTTCTAAAAACCTTATTTGTTATTTTCAAAAGATTTTCTAAAGATGACAAAATGGATTACTGTGCTATTGATGAGAGTATTAAAAAGAAAGGAATTGAAGATTTAGCTGGAATGTTAGAGAAAATAGAAATGAGTTATATTCCTGAATGTATTTTTGTTAAAAGATTAGAAAGTTTATTTTATTATTGGAAAACCAGAAAAATATACGACTTATTTATTCAAAACCTGGAGAAATTAAAAGAGAAAGAAAATATTAAAAAAATTGCTTTTGAAATAACAGAAAAACTTACTGAGATTTCTGATTTTGGTTTTCAGAAAGAAGACAATGAAAGTTTTAAAATGGTTATAAAAGAGTATCTTGATACGATAAAAGAGATTATAGAAAAAGAAGAAGAAAAACAATTTATTAAAACAGGGTTTTTAATACTTGACAAATATATTAGATTTGAAAAAGGAGACTTGATTATTATTGCAGGGCGTCCGAGCATGGGTAAAACAATGTTTACTATTAATCTTATTAAAAATAATTGTGAATGTAGCTTAAATGTTGGTTTTATGTCTCTGGAAATGACAAAAACAAATATTATGGATAGGGTAATTAAATTATTAGGTGGAAAAAGCAGAAGAGAAATAATTTTCCAGAAAAAACAACATAATTATAAAAAATTTAATGAATATCAGGAAATCAATAAATCTATATATGATAATTTGTCATGGAATCTATTTATTGAGGATTCTGGTGGAATTAAATTGTCAGATTTGATTTTCAAAATGCGAAAATGGAGAAAATATAATAATATCGATATTGTTTATATAGATTATTTATCTTATATTTTACCAGACCGACGGGAACAAACAAGAAATGCTGAAATAGAGACAATTACACGAACATTAAAAGCCTTAGCTAAAGAATTGAATATTCCTATCGTTCTTTTAAGTCAACTAAACCGTTGTGTTGAACATAGAACGGACAAAAGACCTATATTGTCAGATTTAAGAGAATCTGGGGCGATAGAACAGGATGCTGATAAGGTTTTAATGTTATTCAGACCTCTTTATTATCTCGATAAAGAAAAAGATTTTGAAAATTATGAGCGATTGAAGAATATTTTGTATTGTTATATTAGAAAAAACAGGCAAGGAAAAACAGGCGAGGTCAAGCTTTATATTGACCTTAAAAATCAGTTTATTTCTAATTTAGAAGAGGAAGGAGCTGATATTGTTGAGTAAAATAATAGTAGATTGTTTGGCTTGTTGGCATTATCCAAATTGTGTAAAAGCACAGAAAAAATTGGAAAAGGAACTGGAAGGGAAACTGGATTGGAAGTGGAAAAAAAGATTAGCAAGAAGATGTAAAGTTTTTAAATTCTTGCAACCCGAGCAACTATAAATAAAGGAAGGAGCTGATAATAATGTTTGATATTAAAAAAGAAGTACCGAGTTTGGAACTATGCAAGAAATTAAAAGAATTGGGATTCCCGCAAGGGGGTGGAGGGTGGTATTGGATACAGGATGATGAGAAAACCGAATGGGTTTTAAAGTTTTTTAAGGAGATTGATAGTTGTCCGCACATTATGTTATCTAACGACCCAGATGGGTATAAGGGGGATTGTGAATTTAATGGGGAATGTACAATCTGGGTGTCTAATACATTCTGGAGTTGTGAATTCTTACATCTTATCAAAGCACCGACTTGTCGGGAGTTAATAAAATGGATATATCGAGAATATAGGGGTATATTAGTCGAGGAGTTGGCTAAAGATTTGGTTAGATTAAAAAAAGATGGATGTGTTGATTTTAATAAGGAAGCTGATAAAAATGAGAGAGATTAAGTTTCGGCTAATAAAGAACAAAAAAATAGTCGGTTTCGAGTGGTTTTTTAAGGGGAGATGGTATTATTCAAAAGACGGTGAAATATGGACAAGGAAATATATCAAACATGATGAAAAAAATATATTTGTTGGAATGGATAAAAACAAAAAAGAAATTTATGAGAGAGATTTTATTAAAAAGGATTTTTTTATACGAAGTAAAGAAGAGGTATATCATAATGAATCGGAAGGATATATTATTGGAGAAGTAAGATGTGGATTTTCTATTGGTCGTTACTTACACAATCCATTTTATAATATAACATATAGCGAAATATTAGAAGAGTCAGCTCTAAATAAGCCATGCTTTTTTACAAGAGCTTCTTTTACAGCAAAAAGAAGCGAGGTAGTCGGTAATGTATATGAAACGCCTAACTTAATAGAAAAGGAAATACAGAAAATAAAGAGAGGAGTTGAAAAAAAATGAAAATCCTTGCAATAGATCCAGGCAGTAAGGTAACAGGGCTGGCTTGGCGGGAAGATAATGGGAAGTTCAGATTAGATTTTCTGGAATTTAAGAGGAAAAAACACAGAACAGTTGATGATAAGGTGGTTGATTTCTTTGATGAAATGTGCAAGGTATTAGACAAAGTTGAGCCTGAGTGTATTTTTTATGAGGAAACCTTCATGCGGGGGCAAAGAGCAATCAAGGCAGCGCATTATCTGCAGGCACTTTTCAAGCTTGCAGCAGGGAAAAGAAATATTCCTGTTATGGATGGAATTCAAAATACTACATGGAAGTCTTATTTTAATGTTAAAAGACAATCTGGGAAGAACAAGGTAGCTGCCTTAGTTTGCGAGGTAGCAGGTATAGAGTACGACCCGTTTTTCCCAGACGATTGTTACGACGCTCTGGGATTGCTTCTTTATGCAGAAACAAGGATTGTGGAGGATAATGAAGATGAAATGCCCGATTAATCCTATTGGGATATATAGATATTGTCCGTATTTTAATTATTTTGATTATAGCTGTATAAGGAGGAGAAAAATGAAGTGTTCGAAATGTGGTTTGTATATGTTTTTAGCTTTTGTGAACCCGGAAGAAAGCGTGGAAGTCTGGCAATACCCTGAGTGCTGGACTGAAGAAAGAAGACCAGTAAATAAACAGACTTGTGAGGCAATAAAGGAGGCTTTGAAAAATGCTAACCGACAATCCTAAAACCTTAACACGGTGTTTCATAGACATAGAGACAACAGGGCTTGACTGGAATGTACATGAGATTATAGAAATCGGAGTAGTAAAGCTTGCGAAAGAGGAGCTTGTTAGAAAACTTCAGATAGAAAATGCAGTTATTGGAGAAAAAATATTTGAATTCAAGATAGAAAATTCGAAAACTGCAAGTTATAAAGCACTTAAAATAAATGGACATTCAATAGACGAACTACAAAATAGAAAGATAGATAACAGGAAGGTTTTTCGTGAATTTGCAAGCTATATAAAAGGCTCTGTGCTCTGGGGCTGGAATATCACATTTGACATTCTTTTTATTATGCAGTATTCTCAGAGATATGGGATATCAGTTGCCGATAATATCCACTACCATTATTATGATGTTGCTCCGATTCTTTATCCAGAGGTTACCTCTATGTCAGAAGCCTGCAGGAAATTCTATCTATCAAGAAATAGGTTTCATAATGCCTTACAAGATGCGATGCTGGCATATCAAATCTATAAAAAAGCTAAAGGTGATTCTTTATGAAAATATTTTTTTGTTTTAAAGCTAATCAGAATAAGAAAGATATTATAGAAATGTCCTTAATGCAGGCGATTGAGAAATACGGAGATTTAACAAATAGAGAGGTTTTCTTTTTAAGTATGCCCTGGAAAGAGGACTTTATTGCCAAGAAAAAAAACGGGGCGTATTATATAGAAAAATTTTTAGAAGACAAAGAAAGGAGCTGATAACATGATTTTAAAAAACGAAAATATAAACATTAAAGAGCCAAGAATAGAACTGCACTATCTACCAACTTGCGACAAATGCGGTAGAAGCCGAGCCATGACTTTCATGGCAAGAGTAGCTGACGGAAGGCTTCTTTGTAGAGGCTGCTGGATACAGGAGAGGGAAGCAGAGGAGAGGTTGACAAATAGAAAGAATAAAGGTAAGATTTAAGTGTGATGAATAAGAAACTCAAAATTGAATATATTGAAATAGACAAACTTATTCCTTATATAAACAATCCTGTTATTCACACTGAAGATCAAATTAATAAAATCGCAAATTCAATAAAGAATTTCGGTTTTATTAATCCTATAATAATAGACAAAAAGAATGAAATTATTGCAGGGCATGGGCGATTGCTGGCTGCAAAAAAGCTTGAACTTGAAAAAGTGCCTGTTCTAAAAGCTGAATATCTTACTTCTGCACAAGTAAAAGCTTATAGGCTTGCAGATAATCAGCTTACGAGATTGAGCGAATGGGATAAAGATTTGTTGTCGATAGAGCTTGAAAGTTTGCAGGAGATAGGGATTGATATTGAAGATATTGGTTTTGAAGATTTCGGTTTCAAAATAGAAGATATTGAGATTACAGAAAAAGATGACGAAATCCCTGAAATTTCAGAAGGAAAACCTTTTACTCATAAAGGAGATTTGTGGGTGTTAGGTGAGCATAGATTGCTATGTGATGACTCAAGAGATATTGGGAATATAAATAAATTGGTAAACGGTAAAAAAATAAAACTAATATTTAACGACCCCCCATTTGATTTAGGCATAGATGATATTTATGGTGTATTCAAAAATTGTCTGGAAATTAAACCTTGTATTCAGTTTTGGCTGGGAAGCGATAAACAACAAGTATTATTAGCATCGAAATATTACGATTTATTTAGTCACTTTTTTGTTCATAATTTTATAAATGCAACTTTAATTTCAAATAAGCAAGTAATGCAAAAACATAATATAATAAGCAAATTCGGAAATACTAAAATGAATAATTTAAGAGATGGCTTTTCTACAATAATTGATGTTCCGACAATGAGAGTAACGAAAGAGCATAAAGAATTTAATATGGGGAAAAATATTAATTTGCCAGGACAATTTATCTCACATTATTCAGAAAATAATGATATTATTGTAGATCTGTTTGGAGGTTATGGTTCTACATTAATTGCTTGTGAAAAATTAAATAGAAAGTGTTATATGATGGAAATTAAAGAAGACTGCTGCGATATGATCATCAGAAGATATTATAATTTTGTTAAACGGAAAGATATATTCTTAATGCGGGATGATAAAAAGATAGATTTTGCTGAAATTGAGAAAAAATTATTTAAAAATGAATAAGAAAAAACTAACAAATAAACAAGTAGAAGAAGCCTTGAGAAAAGCAGGCGGTATAATGGCCGGTGCCGCTCAGTTACTTGGAGTATATCGTAGTACTATTACAAGACGAGTACAAAAAAGTAAGAAACTTCAGAAGCTTGTTGAAGAATTAATAGAGACAACACTTGACCTCTGCGAAACAAAGCTTATCCAAGCTATAAAAGAAGGTGAGCCCTGGGCGATTGCCTTCTATCTAAAATGTAAAGGCAAGAAAAGAGGCTACATCGAAAAGCCATATCTTGATATTCATGGAGATATAGAGCTTACTGTAAAAGCTCCTCCAGACATCCTAAAGCCAAAAGTCTAAAATGAAAATCACTATAAACCTTAACAATTTGCCGAAGATAACTAATCCTATTTATTATCCTCTTTATTCAAACACAGCAAGGTATCTTGTACTATACGGCGGAGCAGGCTCTGGGAAGTCTTTTTTTACTGCAAAGAAAATCCTTGTAAGGTGTATCTTAGAACCGAAAAGCAAGTTTTTAATCTGTCGAAAAGTATCAAAAACCTTACGACATAGTGTCTTTTCACAATTAAAAGAAATCATAAATATTTGGGGCTGGAATAGTATTATTAAAGAAAATAAAACAGAAATGACTTTTTATTTTCCACTTACAAAATCCAGTATTATAACTGTAGGTGCGGATGATGTCGAAAAGCTAAAATCAATATCCGGTATAACTTCAATCTGGATAGAGGAAGCAACAGAGCTAACTCAAGATGATTTTCAGCAAATAGATTTAAGGCTAAGAGGTAGAGGCAGGCATTATAAGCAAATAATTTTAACTTTCAATCCGATAGATTATAATCACTGGCTAAATAAGATGTTTTGCCAGAATGAAAAAAGAAACTCTTTTGTACTGCGTACAACATACAAGGATAACCTCTTTATTGATGAGGAATATAAGCAAGTACTTGAAAGTATAGATGATGATTATTTTTATACTGTTTACACGCTTGGAAAGTGGGGTACAAGAGGCGAAACTATTTACACAAATTACGAAATTAGAGAAATCCCTTACAGTTTAGATGATTTTGATGAGGTTTATCAGGGGCTTGATTTCGGCTTTAATAATCCTTGTGCGTGGGTACTTGTCGGCATAAAAGATGAAATTTTATATATTTTAGATTGCTTTAGAAAAAGTAAATTGACAAACTCGGAGTTTGCTGGTATAGTTAGAAATAGATTGGGTAATTCTTATGATGAATTTTTAGCGATTGCCGATAGCTCTGAACCTGACAGGATTAAAGAATTTTCAGATTTAGGATTTAATATTATTCCAACAAAAAAAGGCAATAATAGTGTTATGGCAGGGATAGACTGGATAAGAAGTAGAAAAACAATAATAAATCCAGAGTGTCAGGAATTTATAAATGAAATTCAGCAATACAAATTCAAGAAGGATAAGAACGGCAATTACCTTGACGAGCCAGTTAAATTCAACGATCATCTTATGGACGCTTTTAGATATGCCGTTGAGGAAATAAGGCTAAGAAATAATGAGTTTGGGGTAGTGCTATGATTAAATTCTTTAAAAATTTATTTTCAAGGCAAAAAACAACAGAGAAAAATATAACAATAAAAGAGCCAGCACAAGAAGTTATTACGCAAGGTTTTGAGGATTACAGGCATTTTTTCTGGGGCGATATACTTAGAAATGATGAGATTATAGACTATAAAAGCTTCCGTGAAGCCTACAAGAAGCACAAAGCCGTTTTTATTTGTGTCAATAAGCTTGTTAGAAATATTCTGGGTAGAGGCTGGGAAATAGTTGAAACTGAGGCAAAAGTAAAAAGGGAAGCAAACAGGGAACTTTTAAAAGACCTGTTTGGTAGAAATGAGAAGTATAAAATACACGATTTCCTTGATTTTTACAGTATTATGTATTCAAGCCTTGTGGATTTTTTTATTGATGGGGCTAAGGTTATGTTCATTAATCCTGAAAATGCCTGGATTCAGCCTGATATAGATTTCGGTACTTTGAGGCCAAGAATGAACGAATATGGATTTTTCAAGCATGACGGAAAAGGCGATTGGGTGCAGATAATAGACGGCACAATAAAGACAAGGTTTGATAATGAAGATGTTATTTTTCTTAGATTCCCAGATAGAACACAGTTTATTTTCCCAGAAAGCCCGTTGTTGCCTGTTCTTGTCGATATAGAGACAGATTTATTTGGCAGAGAGTTTAATAAAATGAGATTTATCAAGGCTGCAAGTTTTGGAGCGGTTTTTGTATTACCGGAAACTTCAAAAGAAAAGGACGCTTTAAAATTACTTAACTACATAAAAAATAATTATGTGCCAAAACGGACAGGTTTCGGAGAGATAACAAATAATTTCAAGCCGATTGTGTTGTTCGGCGGTGCAAAGCTTGATAAATCTATTGCAGAGAATTTCAAGGACATAGACTTTCTGAAACTCAAAAAGTTTACAATAGAAGAAGTCGCTATGGTTTACGAAATACCTCCACGACTGCTTGGATTAGAACAGCAGGGTTTAGGTCAGGCTGGAGCAAATAAAGAGGCTCTTGTACAGTTTTATAAGGTTATCGCAAACTGGCAAAAAGTTATCGAGGAGCAGTTTAATAAACAGTATATTCGGGATAGGCTACAAATCTATGATTACGAATTACGCTTTATTAAACCGAAATATATTGACATCGCAGACGAAGTTAAATCTCATACAGAGCTTGTGAATATGGGAATAGAGACACCTTACGAAGCAAGGGAAAATCTGAGTGTTTTCTATCCGAATTTAAAAGGCGACTTCAATGAAAATGTAAGTTTCTTAAAAAATACAAAAGAAATCCCGGAGCCGAAGAAAGAAACAAAAAAGATAGCTTACATCGGCCAGAGAGCTAAAAAGAAGATAGTACGGCGTGAATGGGATTTTGTAAGGGTAAAGAAAAGCCTGGACAGCGTAGAAGAAAAGGTTATAAAAGAAGCTACAAGGATTTTTGAAAAGATAAGGAACAATGCAGTACAGCGGACACTTGCAATTTACAGGACGGAAAGCCCGACTAAGATAAAAGACTTAAAGCTTATGTTTGTGTCTAATCTTGCAAAGGCCTATATAGACGGAGCGATAGAAGCTTTTGAAAAGGGTAAGGCAGACTTTAAGGCACAAGTCAGCATGGCAAGGTTAAATCCAGAAGATTTTTATACAGGTGCAAAAATTTTATCGTGGGTTAAAGCTCAGGCGGATCTATCAGCAAGGAAAGAGGCCGAAGACTTGCTTAATCAAATCAAAATAGCTGTTTCAAATGCAATGGTAAAAGGAAAAAGTGAAAACGAGCTTATGGCAATAGTAAATGATGTTTTTGAAAGGAATATTGCCAGAATAAACACAATTGTAAGAACTAATACTACAAGCTTCTATAATAAAGGCCATGTCAATCAAATATATGCAGCGAAAGATTTTGTGCCAAAAGTGCAGTATTCGGCTATCCTGGACGGTAGAACAACGGAAAGATGTACCAGACTTGACGGCACTATTACAGAGGTAAATTCAAGCCTGTTTGATGAAATTCAGCCTCCACAGCATTTTAATTGCCGTTCAATCCTTGTACCTGTAACAAAGATAGATATTCAGGAGAAGCCAGAAGATTTTAAAACTACCGATAAGGATAAAATCCTGAGCATAATTGCCAACACAGCGGGCTTTGATATAATACATTGAGGTAGGTGTTAGATATGGAAGAACTTATTAGAATTTTTGAAGAGAAGCAGGCGGACGGAAAGAAACGCTTGCGGATAAGGGGTTATGCTACCGTTGAGTTTGACGACAACGGGCAAAAAGTTATTGATAGTCATGGCACTATTATAACAAGCGCATCCACAAGAGAAAGTATATCGGAAGCTATGAAGATATACGAAAAGAGAGGCGCACCAATTCTTTTTAATCATAATCCTGATAGAGGTATCGGGAAAGTTGAAACATGGAGCGTAGATGAAAAGGGCGTTTTTATTGACGGTGTGATTGCAGAGCCTATCACCGATGAAGAAAGAAGCATTTATGAGAAAATTAAAGAGGGTATTTATAAAGGGCTCTCAATCAGATTTGCAGATGTGGAAGTAGATTTTGAAAAAATCAACGGTGAGAAAGTGCCTGTCTTAACTGTCAGGACAATTATGGAGATTTCTGTTACTCCTGTGCCTTCCAATAGTTACACGACTTTTGAGGCTTATATGCGGAGTTTACGGGCAAAATGGACAACAAAATATATAAATAACTTACCCGACGCAGCTTTTGCATATATAGCACCTGGGGGCAAAAAAGATGAGGAAGGTAAGACTGTCCCGAGAAGTTTAAGATACTTGCCACATCACAACGAAAATGTAACAAATTCGAATGACAATAAAACCGTTGACTTACCACATTTGAGAAACGCTCTTGCAAGGTTACCACAGACTAAACTGCCAGCAGAGGCAAAGGCAAAAGCAAAAGCACACCTGATAAAACATGCGAAAGCTTTGGGTGTCGGCGACTATGCCGAAAAATCAGAGATAAAGGAGGATTTTGAAATGAACGAAGAACTTATGAGGAAAATCGAAGAACTTGAAAAATTCAAAAAGGAATTTGAGGAAAAGGAAAGGAAAATGAAAGAAGAGCAGGAACTTCAGGCTAAAATAGATGAAGCAGTAAGACAGCATAAAGAGGAAAAAGAAAAGCTTGAAAAAGAAATCGAAGAGTTAAGAGCAAAGCTTGAAGAACCTACTGCAAGAATGAGTAAAGAGCCTGGAGAAGGCACTACTGGAGCAGGGCAGACAAGAACTTTAGTTGATGAGATAAAATTCCTTGATACAAGAGATTATGAGGAACTTGAAGCTGAATATTTAATTAAGCAGGTTTTATCTGGTAAGGAAAAATTTGATTACTGCAAGCGGGATGTCTATAAATATCATGCTGAAAAAGCAGGTATTTCTTGGGATGAAGAAGAGTTCAAGAGAGCTATAAGCACCAGTACAGGTGTAATGAAAGAGCCTTCTCTTGAAGCTCAACCGATTGAAATGGACGGGCTTTTAACTCCATTACCAAGAATTGTTCCTCATGTCAGACGAGATTCTAAAACTCACGAATGGTATCAGAAGACTGGTAGAAGTAGAGCAGTATTTGCTGCTGAAGGTTTTACTCCTACTCCTGGAGATAGCGTCTATACCAAGAAATCTGCTACAATGAAGATTGCTTATGCAGCAGGGAAAGTTAACGATTTTGCTGAAAATCTTGGTGCTATAAGCAATATGGCAATTGAAATTAAAGCAAAAAATACCGACATGGATATTCAGGAAAACTGGGCTCTTATAAATGCTGACAGCGAGGTAGAGTCTGAAGCTTACAATGGACTCTTAAAATATATATCTGCAAACAGTAGGTTATTCCTGGATAGTGGTACTTCTTCATTTACTCTTGACGCTTTTGAAGATGGATTAGCGAAGTATAAAAACAATCTCAAAAAATCTTCAGTCGAGAATAAAAGACCGACACATATCCTTGTAGATACGAAGCTTTACTCAGCGATTAGGAAGCTCATGCTTGCTAAATTTTCTGGACGATCGCAGACAGCTACAATAACAGTAGGCGGTATAGCTTACAGAGCGCTTGTTTTCGACAATATACCAATAGTCGAAATGGACGGGTTAAGAGATTATGAATCTGGTGCTCCTACCGTTGCATTATCGGCAATTACTGGAGCTTTATCCGATGCTAATTATTATGTCAGAGTTGCAGCAGTAACAGAGGATGGGGAAACTGAAGCATCAACAGAAGCAAATCAAGCGACCAGCTCACAGGGTTTAAGGGTTACAATTACAGCAAGAGCAGATGACCTTTATTACAGGATTTACATCGCTACTTCTACCGGAGCCGAAGTTTTGGCAAAAGTTGTTAAGAACACAGTCGGAACAGGTAGTTTGAATGTAGATTTCACAGCAGACAGCGATATAGGAAGCCTTGTATTAAAGCCACTTAATACAGACCAAGCCAGAGTTATCTATGTCAAAATAGGCGGAGATGACGGGCTTGAAGTCGGCGTGAATGAATACAAGACTTTCGTAAAGCTTGCCAAAACTGGCGACTTTGAAAGCTTCTATATCAAGAGCTATCTGTTCGGTGTTCTTAAAAATGAGAAAGCCGTACTGGCTCAAAGTGTGAAACTCTAAAAACAGGGGGCGGGGTTAATCCCCGCTCCATAAAATTATTTGAGGAGTGATGAAAACATGATAAAAAAATATAAGATCATAAAGGGAAGTATAACTATTGCAGAAGACACCTATAAAGAGGGTGATGTTATACTTCTTGATGAGGGCGTGGCAAAAGTTATTTGTGAGCCTCCAGCTATTACAAAGCTTGAGGAAGTTATAAAAGAGCCTGAAAAGAAAGAAGTAGTAAAGGAAGTGTCAAAAAAGAAGGTGAAAGGTAAGAAATGAAACTATTAATCGAGCCACGACAAATTAGGAAAGTGCTGAGACTGGAAGGCGATAACAGGTTTGCATTAATAGATTTTGCTAAAAGTGCAGAGATTGCAACAGGCGAAGTTTTGGCATTCCTGTCAGACAATTATAAAATAGAAATGCTTTTCATGGATTATTTTTTAGGTTCTGAAGTTTCAGGAACAGCAGACGCAAACAGCGGAACAAACTTAATCTCCGATAGCAATCTTGCACTTGAGGCTAATATTCTAACAAAATACTATGATGCTGAAGCTGTTATCTATAATGACAGTACTAACTTTTTTGTCGTGACCGATGTCGTAAGTAATACAGCGACAACAATAACCTTGAAGCCGAAAGACGACCAGGATATAACTATTGCTTCAGGGTATAAGTATTATATCAGGTTTAATTTTTCTGTCTTACTGTCAGTTGCCTTGAAAATAGCAATCTTTGATTTTATAAACAAAAACAGGACAGCACAAGGTATTTCAAGAATAATGGAGACAGCAGAAAAAGACAGGGAAGACGCTTATACTTACCTGTCAGCAATGTTCAACCAGGATTTTGATATAGCACAATTTAGATATTCCGAAACAGTTACAATCAAGAGCACCTGGACAAATTTGAAATTTAATAATATTGTGCCTTTTTCTGTAACTGTAACAAAAAACGGCACAGAATACAGAGACGGGCAAGGCTGGATAATCGATTTTATGAATGGCAGGATTAAAACAGATACTCCATTAAACGATTATACAGACTATATTAAAGCCGATGATTCTATAATAGTAAGTTATAGGTTTTCGGCAAAATTCTTAAAATATGGTGCAGTATGAAGATTATTAAAAACGATTTACCAGAACTATATAATAGCCTCAAAAAGATTGTTAGTAAAAGCCTTATGTCAAGGCTTGGTATCCAGCTATTAGCAAACAATATGAGGCGTTTCACACAATCTAAAGGCGTAGATGATAATGGCAATGAAAGAGACTGGAAACCTTATAAACCAAACTCTGTTATGTATGTTTTAAAAACAGATAGAGCAGGAAGACCAGGGCAGGTTATTTGGAAATTGAGATATAGCTGGTATGTTAGAAATCCAGGCAAAAGGGTAAAGAACACACAATATAAACAATACCGTTATGGACCCGCTGGAAGGTTAAAAAGCCAGTTACTAAAGGATACAGGGGCTTTGAGAATGTCAGTTGGTTCAAGATTTGGTAAAGGTAATATCTTCAGAGTAGGTGAGGCTTTTGTTGAATTTGGCTCTAATTTAAAATATGCAGCATACCAGCATTATAAACTCGGCAGACCTATTGTTGGAATTTCAAACAAAGATTTAAAGCAAATAACGGCTATAATAGCCGATGAAATAGAAAAAAAGATAAGGTGATAATATGAGGTATTTCTTTTTGCTGATAAAACTTGCAATAAATGAAACAGGTATTGTTTTTTATGACTGGGGAAATATATCACAGGCTTTAAAAGATTTAATTATGTCAGAAATTCTAACAAATACTACAATTGGAGAGAAAAATAACAAGGTTTTTGTTAAGACTGACAACTTAGACTTACAGGCAGAAATCGAATCTGCTTTTTTGAATGCAACAGAGAAAAGAGGAATTGAGATAATAGAAGCAGATTATAATAATGGCAAGGCAAGCCAGCAGTTTATTTTAAACAAGGAGAGTGCTGTATTAAATGCCTCTTGACCGTATAGTTTTTGATTTATCTACATTAATACTTGAGAACGGCGCTTTATACGAAAACGGGGCTTTAGTACCAAGCCCTTGTGTTCTTTTAGGAAATAAAGCTGCTACTGGCACAGCAGATGGAGAATTTAATACACAGGCAAATACAGGGGGCGGGCAGGTTTCAAGTGATTTAAGATTTTTCTGTCCTGATTCTCGAAATCAAAGACTACAGGTTTTTGATAGGTATGGTAATCTGCTTTTAAAATTTTCTGGAAAATATTTCATAGATTGCATAATAGACGAAGACAATAGAGAACTTTTTATTTTTTTAACCCAAAATTATAGTGGTTATAATTGTTTGGTTTATGATTTAGATACTTGTGATTTTAAGAGGCAATTTATTCCCACCTCATCTAACCCTGACCCTGCACTTGGTGAAACATGGAGACTTTCAAGTGCCTGTATGGATGTAAATAAAAACATCTACGTTATTGATAATTATACAGGGCATATTTTGAAATATTCCAGAGAAGGAGAATTTCTTGAGGATTTCTATGATATAGGTTGGTCTCAGGATACTAATAATATACATATAGATATTTCAGGCAATTGGCTTTATGTTTTTGCTCTATTACGAGTTGATATTAGGCGAAGGATAAATTTGGTTACAAAAGAAGTTGAGACAGTTATTGGAAGTGAAAATATAGACCCGGGACTGCCTAACGGGATAGGGGCAGAACATTTTGCTAATATAAATGTTTGTGGTTTTAGAGACAATCAGTTTATTATTTTTAGTTCGGGAATAATTTATAGTGGTTATTATGCAAATCAGGATATTCAGAGAATACTTGTTGCAAAG